TTCGCGGCCAAAGAGGCGAAGTAGTTCGTGGAACTGACGGACTCGTCCCCGACGAAAACCCGGTTGGTGTTGGCGCTCAACCCGCTGATGATGATCGACGGAGTTTTCGTTCCGTTCGTGGTCAACTGCTCCCGCGTTCCCCCGGTTGTGACGGTCTTCCTGAAATGTCGAAGCTTGACTTTCATCTCAGCCTCCTAAAAAGTGCTCGTATGTCCGGCCACGGAAACAGAGGCCTCCGCCTGCTCGCCGCCGGCGTTTGCCGTCACGGCCTGGAGACCCACCCCAGGCCCAACTCTCAAACCGTTGTCGCCCCAGGACAAAGACATGTCCTTCACCCCGTCCGCGTTAATCCGCCAGACCACGCCGCCGTCCGTGTCTTTGATGATGATCTCCCCCCCACCGCCCGTCGCGGCCTTAAAAACGGAAATATCCAGCTTTTCTATGTAGAGGTACGTCACCGACCCCAGCGACGCCACCAACTCAAGCGACGCCGCTTCGTTCGTCACCTCGCCCGTGGCGTTCACTTGTGGATACGACCGTCGTTTCTCCAACATGGGAATCCTCCTTGGCTTTCCAGTCGGCAAACCTCTCTGAGAAGGTCTCGTCGATCTGGAAAACGTGCAAATGGTTGACCTTGATGGTCGTGTCCAGCCACACCTTCTGGCCGGCCTCCTTCTTAAGCCTCCACACGAAAACACTGTCCATTCCCGGCGCGCGCTGGTAGTCGTGGGCCCGTATCTGCTCGTGAAACCACGGGCGCTTCATCTTCTTAAGCGCGTCCGCACGGAACAACAGAACCCCGGACCCGATCACGTCTATTTCCTGCAACTCCCCTCCGGCCGGCGTGACGACCTCGATCATGTCCGCGTCCCGCTTCGGGTCACGGTATTTCCGATCCGAGGCCTCATTTATCCGCCAGGCCATCGGCTGGAACGGCTGCATCTCCTGCCCAGGGACCATGGTCCTCGCGGGGATCATCGCCGTCACCACGTCGCACCCCTGTTGAACCCTGGCCCACAATCGAAGGATCAGGTCTTCCTCGTACACCTGGTCCGGCCCCAAAATCAGGATGTAATCCGCCTCCCACTCCAGGGCCTGCTCGCACAAGTGTTGGTGGTGCCTTGCGGAGCACCACCCTGAGCCTCGGAAAAACCTCACGTCCACGTCCGACAGCCGCTTCAAATTCAGAAGCGAATCCACCGTATCGGTGAACATGAAGGGCGAGGCCCAGGGGATGCCTATCGCAAGTTTCAAACTTACGCCGAGGTCGTCGCCGGGAGAATGACGCCGGCCTCGTCAATGGCGTTCACCGCGTAGTTCTCCAGGCACAGGAACGAGCCGGGGTCCACGAGGTTCGCCACTCCGCTGGCGAACAGCGTGCCGATGGAGTTGTAGGCCATAAGGCCCGTGGAAGCCACCGTCCACTCCATGCCGTTGTTGTCGGTCGTGTCGGCGTTGTAGAGGTAGTTGCCCACCACCAGGCAGTCCGTGCTGGCCGCACCCTCACCAACGATGGGAGCATCGGAGAACGTCCCGACGATCTCGTTACCGATGATGCGGGTATTGTCTCCGGTGTCCACGCGGATGGCCTCGGCCGCGCCGGCCACAGCAGGCTCCGTGTAGAGCTTGCAGTTCTGTACGGTCGTCCGGTCCACGGCGTCGATGTCGATCATGGTAAGGAAGTCGTCGCCCGTCTCCTCCCAGGTGGTCTCCAGGTTGTCCAGGATGCACCCTGCCGCGTCCACGTTGATGCCCACCACGACGGCTGTCACGGAGGCCCGCAGCACGATGTTGGACAGCCGGCAGTTCGCCGCGTCCATCTCGATGGAGCCGGCCGTGTTGTCGAAGTCCAGCACCGGCCGGGTATGTCCAACCCCGAGCCCGATGATGGAGACTCCCGCCACGTCCACCACCAGGCTCGTCGCCGAGGTGATGGCCTCATTGTGTCCCGGCATCACCAGGATCACGTCGCCCTTGTTCGCCGTGCAGCGCCCCACCGCGTAGTCGATGGTGGCGAAGGCATGGTCCGGGTCGGCCCCGGAATTGCTGTTGCTCCCCGTGTTGGAATCGACGAAGAAGTAAGACCCGGTCGTCGCCGGAATTTCCACTCCAGCGCCCAAGACGGGCACGCCGAAGCTGCTCACACCGTTCGGAAACTTTGTCAAGCCCATTTGAATCCTCCTAAGTTAGGGACACGCCCCGGCCGTCCCTACTGGCACAGCCGGGGGGGGTGCCGGGCGGGATTTCACCGCCCCTTACCCGTTCAGAACTTCCCGCCCTTTTAGATTCCAGGGCTGCCAAAAACGCCGCGCCATTCGGTGAACCCGTTCGACCACCGCGCGGTCGCCTTGAACTTGGCGTCCTCGGTATCGAAGTCGTTCCCCTGCTCGAACGAAGGCTTCCGACGCCAGAACCAATTCACCTCGTGCTTGTCGCCGAGGATGAACCAGGCGTCGTTGTCCGTCAGGTAGTGGTTCACGATGATCCCACCGGGCAAGGCCCCTTTCGCCGGGTTGATGGCGTTGTTGGCGCTGTCTGGGTCCTGTCCGGACTTGAGGATCTTCATCGCGTTCCACTCGCCGGTGGGCGTCACCAGGAGCTTCATGGGGCGGAGCGCCAACACCAGGCCACGATCGTCCGTGGTCGCCTGGATGTCGATCAGCGCCTGCTCCAACGAAGTGTCGGTGAAGTCCGCAGCGTTGGTCAGCTCGTTCTGCTCGGTGCCGCCGCCCGTGAGGGGGTGGTCCGTAGCGCACAGCTCTTTCCCGTCTCCGCCGGTGTAGGCGCTGTCGAACGCTCTGTTGTAGATGTTCGCCGCGTCCGTCTCGATCGTGACGCTCATGGAGCGCGACAGGGCGGAAGGCATCTTCCGCATCTTGCTATACAGGTCGTCCTCCATCATCTCGCGCGTCACACGGAAGCCCATCCCGTACGTCTTGTGGGTGTAGCGCTTGTTGTAGCCCTGGATCGGGGAGTCGTAGGTGATCCCAACGCCCTCTTCCTTCTCCGGAATCGTCCCCAAGCCGGAGATCGAGGAATCATCCTCGTACTGGCGGGACGAGGACACGATGTTGAAAATGCTCGTGTACTCGGGGGGATACCCGCCGAACATGTCTTTGTCGAAGATCATCCGGAAACCCGGTGCCAGCAAGTCCCCGAAGTTCGCACGCAATGCAACGTCTGACATGGCGCAATACCTCCATTTGGATTTTTGGTGATTCAATGCGCCTGGACAGGCGGGGCACCGCGAAAGCGGCGGGTAAAGCGAAGCGCTTCTACTTAGGCCTTACAGACGGCCACGTAGTCGCGGGAGTTCTTTTTAACGACGACTTCTTTAAAGTGTTTTGCGAGGACCTGGCGGAAGCTTTCCTCCGTGTATCCCCGAACATGCTCAAAATAGCCCTGGACCTCTTCGATCCACGGGGTCGCCACAATGACCACCCCCTTCTCGCGCACCAGGGCCCTCATCAACGAAACAAATCGGTCATCGTCCTTCAGGTGCTCGATCGTGTGGGCGGACACGACCACGTCGTAAACCTTGGCGTCGCCGTTCGGATGGTAGTTCCTGAAATCTGCCACGTAGCCTTTGAACCCTTTCTGTTTGACGATCTCGACGGCCTTTTCCGAAAAATCGTAGCCAACCATTTCCTCGTAGCCGCCGGCCTCTTTCAAGCGGTCCAGAAGAACGCCCGTCCCGCACCCCAGGTCGGCCACCCATTTTGCGCCGGCGGGGATTCCCTTCAGGATGTCGTCGAACGTCTCTTTGTAGACGACCTCCCTCTTCTTCCCCTGGATATGCTCCGTCTGCCAGAGCACGTCCCAGTAGCCGGCCTCCATCGCCTGGTTCTGCATGGAGCCCAGCATGGCGTCCACCATGCCCGACCCGTTGAATCCGTCGGCCCACTCGCGGTTAATGTAAGTGAACTTGCCGTGGTCGGAACAAACGTCCGTGTCCACCACGACCTTGAACCCCTTCTCCTTAGCCTTCAGGCAGAAGTTAACGTCATGCCCCATGATCCGCCGCCCGACGGCCTGGTCCCATACGTCCTGGAATGGCGGCCAACCGACAGCCTCCAAGACGTCCCTGTGAATCAGCATGCCGCCGGAGCCGGCCCAGTCCACATCAACAACGCCCTTCCCCAGCGGGCAGTAGCTCTCTTTCCAGTCCTGTCCGTTGCGATTCACGAAAGCCAGGGAGCTTTCCGTCTTTTTCGCCCACCCGGCCACCGGCGCATAGGGCGCGCGACCGATGTGATAGAGCACGGAGACTACCCCCGCCTCATGTTTCCTCGCGGTGTCCATGAGACGGGGGATCGTATCCGGCGGGAACAACTGGTCTACGTCCATCAGAAAGAACCACTCGGCTCCCATCTCCTTGGCCTTATAGAGGCCATCGTTGATGGAAGACGACTTCACCGAGGAGTCGCCTTTGACGGCGACCGACCCATTCGGCTTAAACATGCGCAGGTAGCTCCAGAAAAAAGCATCCGGCAGCATGCAGTGGTTATTCTGGACGCAGAAGACCAGAAGTCCCTGTTTCATTAGATCCCCGCGCTCCCCTTCTTGAAGAGGTGACGGTTGAGCGTCACGATCCGGGTGGCGTTGGCGCCGACCTCGTGCGTCGGCCCTTCGAGGTGTCCAACCGCCAGGAGCGGGTCCGTGGAAGTCACCCCCGTCGCCGAGCCGTCCATCTCAAAGATGGACCCCCACGTGGTCGTGCTCCCAGCACCGATGATGAGAGGGAAGGTGGATCCAACGGACTGCCGCACCGTCGTGGTCGTCACTCCCGTCCCATCGTCCTGGATCAAGAACTGCTGATCCGGGTCGTCATACACCCAGATTTCCTGGGCGTCCGATGACGCGGAGGCGTCCACATGGTTGGCCGCCACGCCGATGATGTTCGCGGAACCTGTGGTCGTCGCAATCCTGTGGACGCGGCCGTTGGCCGCCACCGCCACAACGTCACCCCGGAAGGTGTCGGTCGTGGTGGAGTTCAGATACTTCTTCAGCTTCGCCTTCCCGCCCGCCCCCATATAGGGAGTCAAGCCCCTCGGTTTGTCTGCATTGGCCATGATGGGCCCTCCTAATTTCGTTGTCTATTGTTTGTGATCATGGTGCCCATTGTGCGCCCCTAAGGCGAAGCGGGTTTCCCCGAACTACTGAATTCCTTCTGATCTCACCGTGACGCCGGTGCCGGACTCTTTGCCGGCCTTTTCCAGCTCCGCGCGCGCCGACTTCTGCCTGGCCGCGATCATGTCCCGGTTGTGCTGGCGATAAGCCTCGGCCCCTTCGTCCGGTATCTCCATGAGAACCATCCCATGCCGCGTGATCACCTTGCCCAGCCCACGGGTGTCTCTGATGTCGTTGTCCACAAGCCCGCCGTAGTGGTCCGGGCTGGCGACCTGGTAACCGCGCTGCTGCCGGCTCTCCACGTTGTCCGGGTCCACAAAGCGACAGTGGAAGCCTTTCCTCTTGACCTTCAAATCGAAGTAGTCCCGTCGCCAGGGGCGTGCCGCGTTGCGGCGTTCCCAGGGGCGGGTGGGCGCCTTCTTCTCAGGCGGGACCTCTTCCTTCAATTCACTTGCAACTATTCCCGGCTTTGACAATGGGACAGAAAAAGAAAGACCAGACGATGTCGTGACTTCCGCCATGACCGGAAGAGCCTCCGGCGCCGCCGGCTGGGGCTCAGAAGGCGGAAGCACTTGATCCAACACATCCGTCACCTCCACTTCTCGCGGGGGAGGTGATTGAACAAACCCCGCCGCCTCAGCCTTTTTCGCGTCCCGCTTTGCCTTTCGCTCGGCGTCGTCCTGTATCTTCCATTCCTTGTACTCCTTGGTGCGCCTATCCATGTCCCTCGGATGAAGTGGCATTATCCCCTCCCTGCGCCGGCCATAGACTTTCTGGTCTCGGCGTATTTCTTCGCGGCCTCTTTGAACTCCATATCCGGGAAGAGGTTCCGAATCACCCGTTTTTCGGCGTCCGACAGCTTCTCTTCAGGCGGTGCGTCTTTGACGGGCGGCGGGGAATCTTTGTGCACAGTGCCGGCGTCCAGACGCTCCTGGCGCTCCTGCTCGTCCTTGTCTTTCTTTGCGGCATCGTCCATGTACTTCCTCCCGAGCCGATAAGCTTCGCGTGCAGGGTTTCCGCTCTCGTAGACCTTCTTCTTGAGCGCCGGGTCCCTGACCATCTCCCGGTCGGCGATCTTCACCGCCTCGTCGTAGTCGTCATGCAGCTCAGCCTGTATCTCGATCTGAGTCGCCAACCGCTGCTTCGCCAGATTATCCTGGAACTCCCGGTCCTTCTTGGTCATCTGAAGCTTGGTCCAGGCCTTGTATCCCTCCGGGTCGGTGGCGATGTCCGGCTCAGGTTCGTCTGAGGCCTTAACCTTCTTCATCTCCGCCACGGCAGCGGCCAACTCGTTGGAATGCGCCCGAAGCGCCTCCACGTCTTTGCCACGCTCTTCCAGGTCCCGCTCGGCCTTCTTGAGCTTGTAGTAGACCTCCTTGAACCTGGGATGATCCGGCGAAGGATTAAACTCGTCCTTCTTCTCTTCTTTCTTTTCGTCCTTGCTTTCCTGCGCTTCTTTCGATTCCAGGGGCGGCTTTTCGTCCTTCTCTTCGGCAGCCTTGTCGCCGGGCTTCACTTCGTCTGGCATGGCTCCTCCTGCTTCTGTTCAGCGCCGGCGGTGACGACTTCCGGCTCGTTTTCGATCCAACTCAGAATGTCTTCCTCGTTCATCACGAGGATGTCTTTGTCCCCATACGTTTCTTTGAGGTCGGCATCCATATAAGGAGTGCAGCCAGAAAATTGGGCGAAGAGGACGATTTCACCCGGCTTTGTTTCAACCGCTTCCGGCCCCGTTGCGACGACTTTGCCGATGAGCGCCCTTTTCTGCGCCGCTTGCGGGACGATGAGGCCGCCCCTTTCTTTCTCCGTGACTTTTTCAACGATGATCCTTTCGCCATACGGTTTGAACACCTTTCTCATTTATTTGGCTCCTTGCGCGCCTGTTCAGCGTGGTCTTCGATGATGAGCTGAGGCAACTGCAAAA